CCAAGCAAGGAAAGCATCTTTTGTTTTCCTATCATTCCCCTTATTGGGAGTTTCTCGTTGAGAAGCCATTGCTTTTTGAATCGCAGACGAACTTTCAGAAGATGTTGTAGTTTGTGAACCAGAAGTTGCTACCCTAGGAACTCGTTTAACTTTTTTTCCATCTAGTTTTGCTTTTTTTAAATTATCTAATTGCATTGCGTTGTACGCTACCAAAACTGTTCTATGATCTGTTAAATTTTGTAATTCCGTATCGGTAAATCCTTGTGATACTAAAAAGTTTTTAATATCATTTTGAACTTTAGAAGCTTTATTAGGGTCGCCAAGAACAGGTAACTTTTCAATCAACTTTTCTTGTTCTTGTCTAAGAACAGTATTTAATTTCTGTTGATATTGTGTTTGTTGTTCTAGTTTTTCGCTTTCTAATTGCGCTCTTAAATTATTCTGATGTTCACGTTCTTTTGTAATTCTAGCTTGTGCCTTAACATATTCCGTTGGGTCTTCTTCATAGAGCTTTTCCAAATCGGCTTCGGACATACTAGGTTTATCAAAATTACTAACAACTTCTTCAAGTCGTTGAACGTATTCGGATTTTTTTTGATTAGCCACGTTCATTTCATCTAAAATTTTTTGACGTTCTACCTCTAGGGTTTTACGTTCTTCACTTAGCTTAGATGTTTTTTGTCGGTAATCAGAATCTTTAGCGTAACCACTTTGTAATTCTTCTAAAGTAACTTTAATTGTTTCGCCATTTACTTTGACTTCAAAAAGTTGCTCGTCAGTTTCCGTTGTGGTGTCCTCAGACACTAATTCCAAATCGTCAGGGGTTAATTCCTGCGTTTCACTTTCAACTTTAGTAGATTGCTCTACAGGTGTCTCTGGTGTTGTGTCTTCATTCCCTGTGGCTTGGTCTTTTTCCAAAGTACCCAAAAGGTTGATGATTTCACTTTCTGCTGTTTGCTGTGATAGCGCAACAGATTCCTTTACAGGTTGATCTGCCATATAGTCTCCTTAATTTTTAATTAAAAATTTTTGTTTTTTGTATGTCGGTCAATGTCTTATTCGCCAATTTTCCTGTCTCCATGACAGACGTAATTTCGTTGATAAGTGATTCCAACATTTTACGCATGAGAAATATTTTTTCTCTTGCTTCTGTATCTCGAAGAGGAGATGCTAACCATTCTTGGTTTAATCTTTCTTCAATTTTTTTTACTGCATCAGTAAAAATTTCGTCTTCTAGTATTCTCTTTGCTTGATTACCTAGATTAATTTCTTTTGACATATTTTATACACCTGAACTATCATCAGTATAATCGTCTGCGTCTCCGTAAGTTGTATTTCCTTGATAAAGATTACTGCTACTTGAATATGGAACAAATGTATTATTATTGTTATTATTATTGTTATTATTGTTATTATTATTATCTACTTGTGAAGTTCCATCATTACCACCTGTATTATATTTAGGTTCGTAATCTTTCTTTTTCTTAATTTCTTTTTTAGGTTTATCAATAGTATTAATATTATTAATTGCAGTTATAATTTCATTACCTTGATTTTGTGAAAAATCTCCACGTTTTATTAAAGCTTTAATAGTATCTTTGTATTTACTTGTTAAAAATTTATTTGGTACTGTAGCAACATTTCCACTTTTCGCAGCTGCCATTATTGTATCAACTGCATCTTGCAAAGAACCAAAAGCTTGTTGTTGTCCATAATGATTTACAAATTTTCCTTTAGAATTATAATGACCACCAGAGTTTGTATGATATTGAAGTGTGTCAGCTTCTTTATCTGCACCTACACCAGTAGGAGCATATTGATTTATTAATGCTCTGACACTTTTTTGTGTACCTGGAATACGAAGGTTTGTTTGATTTCCCATATTACCTAATTTATCATTGTAAAAATTTGCTTTAGATAATGCTTCTTTATAACTAGGAGAAAAACTAGCAAAGGAAGGGCTATCAACACCTCGTCCTAAAAACATATTTTTCTTTTGCAAAGCATTTGTAAATTGTTCGTATTGTCTATCGTTTGCCATTTGAATAGGACCAGATGCCATGTTTGCTGCAAAACCTAAAACACCAGGAGGAACAGTTTGATCGCTAAATTGTTGTGGTCCTAATAAAGTTCCATCTTCGCCAATGTAACCTTTTCTTAAACCAAAATCCATTATTTCCTTTTCTGACATATCGGTTAAAGGAACATTAGAAAGATTTAAAACTTCAGGAGAGTTGTCTCTTATATCTCCATATCGCTGTGTTGATATTCTGTCAAAACTGTTATTATTATTAGTAGTTTGATTTCCGTTATTTATATTATTTTCTGTATCTTCTTCTTCTACAGGTACTTGACCTTCTACTTGAGGAACTACTTCGTATTGTGCAAAGTTTTGTTGAGGGTTAGGTTTAGGTTTATAAGGAAATTGATTAAAGGTACTAAAACGTGGGTCATATTGTGCAATTTGAGACTCTGTTAAATTTTGAGATAATAAATTATTATACGTTGGTAAATCATAATTATAATTATACAAACCCATACCACTTTGATTAATACCTAATAAGTTTTGTAAATACGGATTTTGTGCCATTAGTTTCCTCGTTGTTTAATAAAATTACTTTCAATGTCAGCAGCTTTGCGTAATTCTTCTGAATCAATTTTTTCTGCTGCAATTTTAAGTTTTGTTTCTAGTTCTAATACTTTCATTTTCATTTCTACCATCATCTCTTCACGTTTTTGTTGAAGAGTTGCCATTGTTTTTTCTTTTTCTAATTTTAATTCTTCCATTGCTGCCATAAGAAGAGGATTTTCTTGCATAGGGTCTTTTGGTGGAGGAGGAGGAACTGTTGTAGGGTCAAGGAAGAAAGGTTCTGCAGAACTAAAACCAGAATTTACAACTAATTTTTCTAACGTGTTATAAATTTTATTTTCATCTACTAATCTGCCAAAGCCACCTTCTTTCACTAGCATTTGTTGTATTTGTAAAATTTGTGAAAGTAAATTTACTCTGTGATCTGTATTACCTGTACCTAAACCAACATGTATTGAAACGTCCATTTCTTTATCAGCCCAATCTTGAGGGTTCATTTCTACAAATTGATTTCTTAATCGTATAATTCGTGGTTTATCTTGATACTTAGTAGCAAGTTGCATAATACATCTAAATAAATCTTTGACTCCAGTCTCTGCAAATATTCTGGCTATCAATTCTATTCTTTGTGTACTAGCATTTACTAAAGCATTAACACTTGTAGCTGTTGTATGTGATTTTTGTATAGTGTTAGGGTCTGCTCCCATTTGAGAACGAGAAATACCTGTTCGTGATTCTTTTAATTGATCTATTTTTTCTAACATTGCTAAACCTTCATTTAAAAACGAAGGGGTAGCTAGTGGGGTAACAGCACCTGGTCCTTTAGTTCTTACAATACCACCAGGACGTGAAGTAATTAAATCATCAAGTTGTACTTGACCATCAATAACTAAATGTCTTGCGTTGTTTTGCAAATACATGTTGTCCATTGTTTGACGAAGAACAGTTGATTTCATTAACTGGAGGTCCATCACTAAATCAGCAACACTCATTCCGTAAAATAAATGTGGCATAGGTATTGGAGTTACCATAGAGAAAGGAAGATAATCTATTTCTTCATTATCTAAAATAATACTTTCATTACCCCCCATAGTAATTTTTCGTAAAGTTGGTTTACCTTTTTTTTCGTAATCAATTTTAGTGTAACATTCTACAATGCGAACATAGTCTGTTGACTTATCTATACTTTGATATTCTGTATCAGGAGATTCAGTTTGATATAATTCTCTTTCTGTATGTTCTTGATTATAAAAACCATCAGAATAACTAGGAAGTTTATCGACAAGTTTTTTATCAAAACCCATTGCAATAACTTCAGCTCTTGTTTTAATAACTCGATGTCCAACAAATTGAGAGTCAGCAAAACTTTTAGCGTTTTTACTGACAAACACTTCTTCAGGAGGAACATTTTCTACACAAATTCTTCCCTCTTTTGTTGTACGAGTAATTTTAACATCGTGTAAATATTCTATTTCAAATTGACCTTGAATTTCTTTTATATCGTGTTCGTCAACAGAAACAGTATCATCAATTAATAATGAATTATATTCTACATCAGTTAAATCTGCGTACTCTTCTGTTTTTGTTTTTTCAATTTCTTTATAATAATGTTTTACAAAACCATTTTTTTGTAAAAGCGCATCTTTGAACATTGTATATAAAATCATAAAGCCTGGATTATCTTTCATAAAAATATGATTGATATAATCCGTACATTGTTCAGCCATTTGTTGATCTTCAGGACCTTGAGGATCAAATTTTACAATTTGTTCTCCTGCTGTAAAGATACGAAGCAAGGAAGGAAGTATATTTTCTACAACTTCTAGTACATCTTGCGTTACTACTTGGGAACGACCTTCAATTTCGTTACCATAGGGCTTTCCTAAATAGTATTTAAAAGCAGTTCTACGTTCTGCTCCAATAGTTCCTTCAAAATAACCAATAGAATTTTCTAATAATTGTCCGAGAAGCGCTAATACTTCTGAATTTCGCATTTTAGCCATTTAATCTTCCCACTTTATCTGCAATGGCCCATCATCTGCGCCTGTAATTTGCTGTTGTGTCTTATCTCCATAAACTTTTGGTACTAATTTTCCTGCTGTCCAATGTGTATCGTGCATTAGCAGTTTTAATACAGCAGCTTCTTCTAAACCTACTTTACCTTTACCTTGTTTTGCACGTTCTAAAGTTTCTAATGCTTTAGCTCTATTGTCGCCAAGCATATATTCAATACCTTCTTGTTTACTTCTATTGTACTCTTCTTGAAATCCTTCTTTTTTTCGAAGCCAAGTACGAATAGTTTCCCATGTAGGCATGTCCTTATCACGACAAATAGAACGAATAGATTCTCCATTGGCTAATCTATCACAAATATTTATTATCATTTGTTTGCTATATTTAGTTGGCATTACCATTATACAATTCCCATATTTCCATAATTAATTTTACTTTTAAAATCTGTTGTTTCATTCATTCCAACTGCCATGTATCTAATGGCATCACAGCCATGAGAAGCCCATGAATGTTTTGCTTTATCTAACAGTTGTCCTGTCTTATCGTTTCTTTCCCATTGGTACTGACGCATTGCTTCAATACCTTGTTTACATTTATCTCTATCAAACCACATACGAGAAAAAATCATACGTGTTGCATTGATACCATCTATGACAGGTAACTTAGGAACGATTGTAAAATACAATCCTAAATTATTTGCAATTTCATATCTTGACTTACCACTAGAAAGCTCACGTTGACGTAAATCATGTGGTCCGTAATGGTTAGAATATTGATACCCTTTTTGTGATAATACTTTCACGTAATGGTCTAACCCCATTGATGTATTTTCATAATAATCAATCAGGTGTATTCTATTACCCACTCGTTGAAAGAACCATATTGCTGTGGAATCTCCAACACCCAAATCCCATGCTGTATCTACTTTAAAATTTTCATCGTATTCTATATTTGTAATACGACCTTCATCTTGTGCCTTTGTTAAAGACCTTGTGTAAATACCCCCTAGAACACCTGCATCAAAAGATACTTCAAATTCTTGTTCATATTGTTCTTCACTCATCATCTTACGAGCTGCACGTAATTCGTCTTCGTCTATAATTTTTGTTTCACTTGCTTTAAATACTGCTGTGTACCATTCATCAGGATTATTAAGTGCATTGTCATACAAATCAAAAAATGCGTTATGACCTGCAGGAGTCCCTATGGCTATAAGCCACCCTTTTCTATCGGATAATGCAGGACGTAATACTGTCCATATATCAGGGGGCATCATTGCTATTTCATCTACAACTATTCCATCAAATCGTTGTCCACGTAAATTGTCATAAGAGTCAGCTCCGAACATTTGTATTGTTCTGTTACCTGGTAAGGTAACACGAAGTTCGGTGGTGTGATATTGCACACCTGGAATTTTATGCGTGTAATCTATGCAGTATTGCCATGCTGCTTGTTTTGCCATTCTGTACGTAGGGGCGATATATCCATACTTAGGACTTGGTAATGTATTCAGCATACATTTTTTTAATATTTCATTGAGAACTAGGCATGTCTTCCCAAATCTTCTGTGTGCCACCAGTACATTCCATCGCTTTAAGTTCTTATGAACTGTGAGCTGATGTTGACGTGGCTTATACGGAATTATTATCTTTGGCATTATCAAGGTGTCGATACATTGCATCTACATCGTCAGATTTAACTGCTCCTCGACCTGACTCATTATGAACTGGTGTAGGCTTATTAATCTCTTCAACTAAAGCCTTAAATTCGTCCATAAATGAATCAGATTTCTTCTTTTCTTTTTTCTTAGTCATAGTGCCTTCGTTCCTCTTTTGTTCCCCTATGGTCAAATATAAGCTTATTAGGGCTATATA